GGTTGCTCGGGAACTACCCCGACCGCCAGTACGCGTTCGTGAAGTCGAAGGCCAAGCAGGCCCAAAAGGACGTCAAGGCGATCGGGCGCGTCATCGTCTCGAATCCCCGGATCCGGGACGTCTTTCCAGACCTGCGGCCGGCGCGGGGTGAGCTCCGCACGGGAGTGGACACCTGGGGCGCCGAGGGGATTCGCGTCCACGGCTGCCCCCACGGGCTGCCCGACCCGTCGCTGGCGGCCTACGGCCTGGACGGCCAGATCCTCGGCGCGCGCCTGCACGGCGTGATCCTGGACAACATCCTCGACAAGTCGAACACGCAGAGCCCGGCGCAACGGCTGAAGGTCCTCGAGACGATCGACGAGGAGATCATGAGCCGCGTCCTGCCGGGCGGCTTCTGCATCATCATCGACACCGCCTGGCACATCGACGACGCGCTGCACGAGATCGCCAAGCGGCCGAGCTGGCATTCGGTCAAGTTCGACGGCGAGGTCGGATTCCGGAAGGGCCAGACGCTCTGGCCCGAGCGGTTCCCGAAGTCCCGTTTGGCGGCCATCCGCGAGCGGTCCTCGATCGTCGCGTACAACCGGATGTACCGGAACATGCCGCTGTCCGAGACCACGGCGTACTTCCGCGAGGACGCCTGGCTGCGGGCCCGCGGCAAGTGCGAGTGGTGGGACCGCTGGCCGGCGGGCGTCGGCGCTCAGGTGGACCTGGTGACCGGCGTGGACCTGGCGACGCGGGCCAAGGAGACGGCGGACGAGACGGCGCTCGTTACGGCCGTACGGGTGGGCCACCGCCGGCAGCTGCGCAGCATCGTGGCCGGTCGCATGGAGGGGCCCGCAGTTCTGCGCGCGATGGTCGACTGCTACCGGGCGTTCCACGCGCCGGTGCAGAAGGCCGGCGGCTCGGCCAGGTTCGTCGTCGAGGACAACGCAGCGCAGATCTACATCGTTCAGATGCTCCGCGATCCGGTCATTGCCCGCGGCCTCGGCCTGTCCACCGACGAAGCCGGCAGGATTCAGGTGATCGGCCGCACGACGACGGCCAAGGTCCGCGACGCCGAGCTCGGGATCCAAGCCCTCGCCACGGACATCGAGATGGACCGCTGGGACATTCCCGCGCACCCGGAGACAACCAACCTCCGCGAGGAGATGCGTACCTGGACGCCCGACAGCCACACGGGGGACCGGCTGATGGCCATGTGGATCTGCGCGAGCGCGTTCGGGGTCGGGTCGGTGGGCGAGGCCCGGGGTGCCGGCCGCCTGGAGAGCTACGGCGGAGGTAGCGCGTGAGCCTGCGAGTCTACAGTGCGCGCGCGCTCCAGCGCATTCAGAGGCTCTTCGACGACGGGTCGATGGGCCTGCCGATCCCGCCCCACGCCGGCGGGTCCAACAGCGTCAGCACGGCCGAGAAGGCGAAGATCCGAGGCAAAAGCAGCACGCTGTTTGGCGACTGGGATCCCGACCACATCCCGTACGAGCAGTACGTCAAGATGCTCGAAGACCCGCAGGTCAACGCGGCCGCTCAGCTGCGGATCCTGGCGCGACTCTCCTCGGGCTACGAGATCACCCCGGCCAGCCGCGACTCCCAGGACGTGGAGATCGCAGAGTTCGTCGAGGACCAGCTCGAGCAGATGTCCGGGACGTTCACCGGCTTCTACCGGCGCGCCGCTCTGGCGACCGTGCGCAAGGTTTCGATCCACGAGATCGTCTTCCGGGTGATCGAAAACGGCCACTGGCGCGGCAAGATCGGCCTGCAGGCCCTCAAGCAGAAGCCGTACGACCCGGAGAACTGGCGCCTGAAGATCGACGAGTACGGCAACCCGACGCACCTCGAGCAGCGCTTCGAGGGCGTCTGGGTGCCGCACAACATCTCCTACTTCACCGTCTGGTGTCACGATCACGAGGGCGACTACGTCGGCCGCAGCGACCTCAAGCCCGCCTACCGCTACTGGAAAGCCAAGGACCACGTCGACAAGTTCTGGAACGTCTACCTCGAGCGCGCGGCCTCGCCGACCCCGTACGGGAAGTATCCCCCGGGCACGAGCGATCCGGACCAGGAGAAGGTGCTGCGCTTCCTGCGGGAGATGAACGTCCTCGGGGCCGCCGTCATGCCCAAGGACTGGGAAGTCGACCTGATCCAGGCCGCGGGCAACGGATCGGCCTACAAGGCGCGGATCGACTACTGCGATCGGATGATCGCGCGGTCGTTGCTGCTGCCGATGCTCTTGCTCGACGAGGGAGCGAGCGGCTCCTACTCGCTCGGCAAGGAGCACTCCGACACCTTCAAGATGGTGGTCGAGTACATCGGCGGCGTCTTCGCCGAGGAGATCATGCACGAGCAGCTGATCAAGCGGCTCGTCTCGATCAACTGGAACGTCGACAACTACCCGAGCCTCGTCTGGAAGCCGTTGACCGGCTCGTACTGGAAAGAGGCCGTCGACGCGATGTGCGCGCTGGTGGACAAGGGAATCGTGGGCGCCGACGAGCCGGTGGTCCGGGAGCGGATCGGGCTGCCGCCGCGCGACACCGCCGGGGGTCTGCCGGAGAACACCCCTGCTTCGGGCGATCGCGGGCCAGGGTCAGGCGGCGCCCCGCCCAGCAATGACCCGAAGAAGGGCTCCGGCGTCCCCGGCACCGATCCCGACCAGTACACCGCCAAGCGGCCCGCCGTCGAAATGCTCCAACACGCCGAGAAGGTGGAGTTCGCGGAGATCGAGCGAGGCCTCGACCAGGTCGAGGACCGCCTGCAGCGGAACCTCGCGGGCACCTTCGAGCGGATGCGGGACGGACTGATCGCGACGGTCCGCAAGCGCGGGATCGGCCGAGAAACGCGCGATCTCGCCTCAGTCGACCGTCTGCGGCTGGCGGGTGTCGGCGAGGTCCGCGACGCCCTTCTGGCCGCGCTCGCCCAGGCGCTGCACCAGGGCGCCGCCGACGGCTGGGGCGAGATCGAGCGCGGATTGAGCGCGGCCGGGATCGCAGAGCGCCCCACGGTCGGCCGCTCGATGAAGGCCAACCTGGAGGTCGCTTCGCCGGTCGGCGGCGTGCCGGACGTCGACACGATCGAAGACATCGTGCGCTTCTGGCGCGGGAAGGTCCCGATCCAGAAGGAACTGCTGGAGTACTACTCCCGGCAGGCGTTCACGATCGCTGGCACGTACCGCGACGAGCTGCTCGCCAAGGCGCAAACCGTGATCCGCCGCGGCCTGGTGCGCGGCGCATCGATGCAGCAGATCGAGTTCGAGCTCGGCAACCTGTTCGCGCCCTACGTGGTGACCGGCGACGTCTCAGCCGACGTGACCAGCGCCGCGCGGCTGCACAACATCGCCCGCACGAACGTCGCGGAGGCCTACAACTCGGGCCGCATGAACTTCTTCCACCACGAAGAAGTCCGGACGTTCATCCAGGCCTACGAGTACTCGTCCGTTCTGGACGAGCGTACGACCGATTTCTGCCTCTCCTGGCACGGCGTGGTGATTCGGGCTGACGATCCGATGCTGCAGTCGCTCATCCCGCCAAACCACTACCAGTGCCGCGCGATCCTGATCCCGATCGTCCGCGGCGAGATCTTCCAGATCACGAAGCGCACGCCGTCTGTGCAACCGCAGAGCGGCTTCAACCTGTGTCTCTGTGAGGTCGCGTGATGGGTGTCTGGTGCGAAGTGTTCCGGCCCGGCTTCTGGAATGGGAAGCACCTCGGTCCCGAGTTGGTCGACCAGATCATCGAGGCCTTCGGGGCGAATAAGGACCAGTTGAAGGTGCCCCTGCGTGTCGGCAGCCACAACGAGCTGGCGCCGGCCGGAGGGTGGGTCACCGCGTTGAAGAAGGTCGGCGATCGGCTGATGGCCGAGTTCTCCGACGTCCCTCGCGTGGTCGGTGAGGCGATCAACCGGCGCCTCTTCAAGCAGGTGTCGATCGGCATCGTCCACGGCCACAAGGACGAGAAGGGCAAGGTCTGGCCGAGCGTCCTGGATCACGTAGCGATCCTCGGCGGCCGGATCCCAGCGGTCAAGGGGCTGGCCGATCTGCCGGCCCTGTTCGAACCGGAAAACCCCCAGGGGGAAATCATCACCCTGGAGAACGAGGAGTACGAAGAGATGGATCCCAAGCTGCTGGAGGGCCAGCTGACCGAGGCCCAGGCGCAGAACAAAGACCTGCGCAAGCAGGTCACCGAGCTGACCGCCGAGCGTGATGACCTGAAGACGAAGCTGGCCGCCGCGGAGAAAACGGTCGGCGAGCAGAAGACGCAGCTCGAGGCCAAGGAGAAGGAGGCCAAGGGGCTGCGCGAGAAGGTCACCACGTTCGAGGTGGCCGTGGCCAAAGCCGAGGTCGAGGCCGTCGTGGACGCAGCGGTCAAGGCTGGCCGCCTGCTGCCTGCGAACAAGACGTCGGCGCTCGCCGCGGGCAACGCTCTGCGCGCGATGGAGAACTTCAGCGCCGCCGACAGCCCGTTCTCCGAGTGGAAGAAGGGTGTCGAGACCGGGCCGAAGATCCTGACCTTCGAGGAGAAGGCAAGGGTCGAGCCCGAGAAGGACGGCCAGGATAAGGAGCTGTCCGAGTTCGAGCGCGATTTCGCCGAGGGCGAGAAGCTCGTCACGGACCTCACCAAGAAGTAACCGGCCCCTGGGCCTGAGAGGAGTCAGCCATGGCGCTGAAGCATTACACGGAGCCCGGCGGCGGATTCATCCGTGAGGACGGGCACCACATTCCGATCACGCTCGATGCGGCCGCCGTCGACGCCGGCCACACGGGCTTCACCACGCACCTGCGGCGAGGCCTGGCCCTGGGCAGGATCACGTCCTCGAGCAAGTACGCGCAGTACAACGACGGGGCCTCGGACGGCACGCAGGTCTGCCGGGGCTATCTGTACGTCGACGTCGAGATGCTCGACGGCGGAGCCGCGCCGATCGACCGCCCGGCCGTGCTCCTGGTGACCGGTGTGGTCGACCAGGAGAAGGTGATCGGCAGCGACGCCGCGGCCCGAACGGACCTCGACGGCAAGATCTGGCACGTGTAACAGCCCGGGCTTCTGCCCGAGAAGGAGGTGGCCACAATGGCCTTCCCGACCAATGCGAAGCTGACGGGCATGGTCAACGCTTTTCAGCCGGACAAGTCCCTGCCCGCGGCGCCCCTGTTCACCCCCGAGACGTCGGACACGCGTGACTACGCGTTCGACATCGTGACCCACAACACCGGCATCCTGTCCGTTCGTAACCCGGACGGACCTGCCGGCATCGTCAAGCTGACCAGCAAGGACCGCATCCATGCGAAGCTGCATGTCTTGCGGGAGAAGAAGCACCTGCCGGCCAGCCTGATCAAGCTGTCGGACGCTCCCGGCAAGCGGGCGATCGAGTCGTTCAACGCGCGACTGACTCGCGAGATGGAGGACTTCAACCGCCTCGTCGATGCGACCTGGGAGTACCACCGCTGGAAGCTCATGACCAGCGGCACCCTGACGTTCACGGGCGAGGACCCGGGCACCTACGCGTTCGGCCTGAAGAACTCGGGCGCAGTTGGCGCGGACTGGGACGTGCCGGCTGATGCCAAGCCGATCAGCGACCTGAAGGACATGGCCAAGGTCGTGCGCCGCACCTGGGGTGTCGATGCGGACGAAGTGCTCATGTCCTCGGAGGCGCTGATCTACCTGATGGCCAGCGCCGAGGCGTCCGGGATGGTCGACGACGAGACCCGCCGGGAGTTTCTGCAGACCGGTGCGGTCAAGAAGATCGCCAACCTCAGTGTCCGCATCATCGACAACGGCTACACCGATGGCGCCGGCAACTTCCACTACTTCCTGTCCGACGACGGCGAGGAAGGGAACATCGCGATCGTCAAGGCGCCCGGCCCGGTCGGCCTGATGGTCACCGGTCCGGCGATCGACGAAGAGGCTCCGGACGGCTTCATGGGGAAATTCTCCAAGAGCTGGTCGGAGAAGGACCCGAGCGGTCGTTGGGCTCTGATCACGCAGACGGCTGCGCCCGGCCTGACGATGTCCGCCAAGATGTTCGTCGCCACCCTCTGGTAGCGGCACAGCCTTCGACGGGGTCGGCTCGCGCCGGCCCCGACGAGGAAGGACGAGAGCGATGTCGGACGTGACGGTGAGACTGAACGTGAACGTGGTCGGGTGCGGCAAGGCCGGCGACGTCGTGCCCGTGCCCAGCACCCAAGCCGCGCGCATGGTCGAGCGTGGCAAGGCAGAGTTGGTCGGCCGCAAGGGCGTCGTTCCGCGTGCGGCCACGGCGGCGCCGATCGCCGAGTGGCCGGAGAACTCCGGGATCACGGCCACGCGGCCGCAGCTGTCGGAGATCGCTCGCCGCACCGGCGTGAAGGTCGAGTGGCTCGAGGCCGCGGCCAACCGGATCAAGGCCGGCGACGCGGTCCCGACCGAGGAGATCCTCGCGGCGATCGCCGTGCGGGCGACGCTGCGCAAGGAGGTTCTCGCCCTGGCCGAGGCCTACGTGATCCACACCGAGATGGCGGCCCAGCTGGCCGCGCAGGAGGCCCAGGGCGCGCACAGTGCGACCGCGGGCGCGGACGGCGCCCAGGACGACGCCGGCGAAGACGGCGGCCCACAGGGCGACGTGGGCGGCCCCGCGGCCGAGGGCCAGGAGTAGGCCATGCCTTACTGCGTGCCGGCGGACGTCGCGGTCTACGCGCCTCAGTCGTCGAATCACACGGCCCAGGTCTTGACGTTGATCGCCGAGGCCCAGGTCGTCGTCGACAGCGTCCTGCGGCAGGTCTACGAAGTCCCGTTCGCCGACGGGTCGGTAGATCCCCTGATCAAGCAGCTGACCGCCCGGCTGGCCGCCGGCCGGTGGTACCGCGCGACGGCTCCTCAGGTCTCCAACTCGGACCTGGTCGATCACGGCCGCCGTCTCGAGCAGGAGGTCATGGACGAGCTGCGCGACATCGTCGCGAATCCGCGGCGGCTGGCCATTGCGCAACTGGGCGAACCGGAGGCCTACGGCGGCGTGAAGATCGGCGGCGGCAATCGGGTGTTCGACATGGGTGATCCGACCGGATGGGGGTCTTGACGTGACGCTGCGGGTGCACATCGACGACGGCGACGTGCGCCGGTATCTGCACCAGCTCGCTGCGCGCGGCAAGCGCCCGCCGTTGCGGCGCATCGCCGTCATCATGCAGGCCTCGGTCTCGCGCAACTTCCAGGCGGGTGGACGTCCGGAGCCTTGGCAACGCTTGCGGCCGAACACGCTCGCGAGCCGGCAGCGAGGCGGGAACCAGCCCCTGCAGGACACCGGCGCGCTGAAGAAGTCGGTCCAGCAGCGGATCTTCTATCCGGACAACGTCGTGGTCTATTCCGAGCACGATGTCGCGCCGTACCACCAGTTCGGGACCCGTCGCTACATCATTCGCCCGCGCCAGCCTGGAGGACTCCTGCGGTTCCCCGTGGCCGGATCCGGCGGTCAGAAGTCGTTCCGTTCGCCTCGCGAGGTGCGTCACCCAGGTCTGCCGGCCCGGCCGTTCATCGTCTGGCAAGACGAGGATGTCAGTCTCGTCGAGAAGACCCTCCTGGACTTCCTGCTGGAGGGGAGGTGACCGCGTGACCGCCAACGTGATCGATGCCGTGCTGGCCGAACTGCGGGCCTTTGACGAGTGGCCGGATGGGCAGGCGCCCGACGCGTTCCATTTCGGCGAGATCCCGCCGCTCGCCAGCAAGTGCGAGGTCGGCGTGATGGCCGGCCCTCAGCAGCCGCTAGAGATGCCGGCGGTATCGGACACGGAAGAGGAACTGGTCATCCAACTCTCGATGGCGATCGATTCGGCGAACATGGAAGCCAGCCTGCGGCGCGCCCTCGCGCTGCGAGACACGCTGCGGAAGATCATCTGGCACGCCACCAACTGGGGCCTCGAGGACGTCACGCAAACCAATCTCCTCGGTAGCACGATCGGAATCGGTGTCGACACACGCACCAACGGATGGGTGCTGGCGGCCGATGTGAGCTTCTCGGTCACGTACCGGGACGATTTCTAGAGCAAGGAGGCTCGACGATGCCTGCGAAGCGTGAAGTGATCTGCGGAATCGCCCTGGCTTCGGCCTACAACCAGCAGCCGGCGGCGCCGCAGGAGATCCTGGTCTGCGAGTCCTTCGACATGAAGGGGGTCCCTGCGACCTACGAGCAGATCAACAACATGACGCCGGACAACCTCGAGATCAACTCGGCGGGTCTGAACTGCTCGTTCGACGTGGCGGGATGCGAGCCGAACGTCCGGCAGCTTGGGCGGATCCTGGCGCTCGCCCTGGGCGGCGATGCGATCGTCGCGGACGCCCACAAGATCGTCCCCACGGTCGGCGCCAGTCGGTTCGTCGCCCTCTTCCGCGACCTCAAGGTCGCTATCGGATCCGGGTCGAACACGACCGAGGTCGGGCTCGGCGCGAAGATCGGTGGATTCAGCATCGACATCACGCGCAACAAGTTCGTGAAGCTCGGCTTCTCCGGCGCGTTCTGCAACTACGGCACGCCGATGGCGAGCCTTGTGGCCGTCGCGCCGACGTTCCCGCTGTCCTGGCATAGCCTGCGCGCTGGCACCTTCAAGATCGGCATCGACGGCTCGACGCCCGCAAGCGAGCGGACCATCCAAGCCGTGAAGATGACGTTCGGCCGCGAGCAGAACACCGAGGACAACATCGTTCTGGACAGCGACCAGCCGGACGACATCACCGAGGGCGGCCGGACGTTCGACCTGGAGATCACGCGCAAGCTGGTCGGGGCGGCCGCCATCGCCGAGTACGGTGCGTGGCGCCAGGGCCTCGAGGTCGGTCTCGAGTTCTCCCTCGTCGCCGACCCGCTCGGCGCGCCGCAGTCGTTCCTGGTCGTGGTGCCCCACGCGCGCATCACCGACAGCTACGTGCAGCCGACCGGCACCGGCAACGACCCGGTCCTGGCCATCTTGAAGTGCCGCGTCTTCAAGAGCGGCGTCGACGACATCCTGACCATCACCGCCGACGACAACACCACCACGCCCTGGGCGCCGCTCAGCTGACAGGGCAGAAGGAGCAATCGTGTTCGAGCTGAATGACGTCACGAAGAAGAAGGAGGCGCCGGACCTGGTCCTGGCGTACACCGCCGACTTGGCGCGCTGCGAGATCGGCAGTCCCGAATCGGTGGGCGAGCTCAGATTCTGGCTCCGCCGGCTGACGGGCAAGGACGACCGCGAGGTCTTCAACCGGACGATCAAGCGCACGCGCAAAGGATCTGCGCGGTTCGCCGGCGCCGGCGAGACGGTCGCCCTTCGCTTCCGGCGCTCGGTCGTCGCGATGGAAGGGCATCCCGAGCCGATCACCCTCGGTGGCGTGCCGGTGACCGCGGTCACCGACGAGGTCTATGACAGCCTCCCGCAATGGGTGATTTCGGCCGTGCGCGTGCGCCTCCAGGAACTGAACGCGGATCCGGAGGACGAAGAGGACGAAGGCGACGAGGACGGCTTGGCGGGGGAATAAAGGAGGCCGCCTGGTTCCTGCTCGAGGTAGGCGATGACCAAGCAGAGATCTTCGATTGCGCGACCTGCACCCGCCCGGACACCCACTGCAGCGCTTGTCCGATCGATGATCAACCGCGCCTCCTCGACGAAGTCAGCTGGTACCTGCGCCTCCGCGGCCGGGTGCAACGGTACCGCACACTGCCGGATCCGGGCGGGATCCTCGATCAGGACCCGCTGACCATGTGGGTCCTCGACCTGATCGACGAGACGGTCGCCAGGTACCAGGACTGGAAGAAGGCCCAGACCGAAGGCGCTAATGGGCACGGAGGCTCGAGGTGACCAGGACGCAGAAGCGTGAAGTTGCGATTGCGCTTCGGATCTATAACGAAATGGCTGCCGGCATCCGCCAGGCCGAGCTCGCGCTCGGCGGCTTCCGTTCCCGGGTCAACCGGGAGTTCAGGCGCCTGGCGACCGCCATATCCATCGCGCTTGTCGGCGCGTTCACAGCGTCCGCAGTGGCCGGCGCCGAGTTCGAGCAGTCCCTGGCGAACGTCGCCTCGGTCGCGCGGGCGACCGAAGCGGAGATGGCGGCGCTCGAGGCGCGAGCTCTCTCGCTCGGCGAGACGACCGCGTACACGGCGAGCCAGGCTGCCGACGCGATGTACTCCCTCGCGTCGGGCGGTCTGAACACCGCTCAGATCGTCGCCGCGACCGAGGGCGTCCTGAAGCTCGCCGGCGCGACGCTCTCGGACATGGGCCAGTCGGCCGAGCTGACCATGTCCACCATGCGGCAGTTTGGAATCGAGGCCGAGAATACCGAGCGGATCGTCAACACGTTTGCGGCCGGCATTCAGAACTCGATGCTCAACATGGGCCGCCTGGCCGACGCGATGAAGTACGCGGGGCCCGTCGCGTCGGGTCTGAACATCTCGCTCGAGGAGACGGTCGCAACACTCGCTGCACTGCACAATGCCGGATTGCTCGGACGTCAGGCTGGGACGGGCCTGCGCGCGGTGCTGACGAGCCTCGCGGCGCCGACGGAAGACCTCCGGCGGGCAATGCGTGGCTTGGCCATCGAGCGGGACGGATTGCCGGCCGTGATCGAGCAGCTGCGCAACGCGCACCTGTCGGTCGGCGAGCTCACGGCGATGTTCGGCCAGGAGGCCCTACCGGCGATCCTGGCGCTGACGCGCGA